CGAGGGTCCTTAACATCTTGATATGCTTCCTTTTTAATGAAGCACTTCAAAATTGCGGGATACGTTGGTCCTGCAACAACAGCCGCGGCTATTGAAGCTTGTTGGGATGGGCGTTTTTGGTGAGAAGTGATCTCATCAACACTGAATGGTTGGAGAATTTCGTCTCCAATGACGAGTTTGACAAACTCGTCTAAGCAGCCATCTCTAAAAACGTTCGGCTTAGGTTCCGGACGTTTCAGATCTGTAATCCTACCCTTGACACACTGTTTTTCGCTCTCAACCCCCGTTGAGGGCGCGAAAGCAGCGTGTACAAGGGGTGACATGTAAGGTGTCATTGATGGTTTCAATTCGGCATCATAGGTGCCTGGCGAAAACTGATAAGCACGAACTCCGACCTCCACAGGATACACCGTAGGGTGTTTCTGTGGGGACGTATTACGATGATACAACGTCAACAAAGCCGCATCCAATTTGTTACCTTTCGGCAACCAAGATGCGGTCGTCGGCATCATCAAGTTCGTAGTACCTAACTCGGCGGCAATGCGGATGCCCGCATCAAGATCTGCGGGAACAAACGCCTCAGCCATGGTATCAGGAATACCAGTCGCTACGTAAAGACCGTCAGTCTTTTGCACTTCGAATCTTACGTATAAGTCACCTTTCGTACCACGAACAATCGGATTAAACCGTGACAGTTTGTTGCCACCGATCAAGAAATAAGCAATTACGGCACCAAGAAACGTAAAACGTTTTATGGGCGTAATCAAAATAATCTGTCGGTTCACAGCAACTTGCTTTCGTTCAATCGCATAAGTAATAAACGTTGGTACGAGCCATGAGGTGAAACCATAAGCCACACAGGAATCACCTTCGTAATTCCACAACGGATGGACATAATGTCCTCCGCCAGATATGCGGCTATCAAGTTCGCCCCTTGCATTGAAAAACATCGTCGTGTCATTGACATGGGATGCTGCGGTCTCAGGGACAACCGTGTAAATCAAGCGAGTACGGGCTTCCCGCAGAAGATGTTTGGGCATGTCGACATAATAATCGACATCCCCCAAAAACTCTACGTCCCGCGACTGCTTGGAATTAAACCTAGTTTGCACGTTTGTATCCTTTGACCAATGCCAGTTTCTGTAACCACGCATGCCATTTCGTTGGTCCGCCTTCGACATCTGGAGCGAGTAAAAACTCAAACCAGCATGTCGTACGAAGGACTTGACAAAATAGACTGCGGAATTGCGGAAACCAGCTGCTTCTGCGTGTGTGTGCCCAGCTACAATAAATGGAGGGGGCACAGCGACGTTTGTGAAACTATCCCTCACAAGATCCGGCGTAACTTGCGGATCAAATGCGAGGGACTCACAAAGCTTAGAAAACCGACCACGGTAATCTATGTCCTGCAACGCACGGAAAATAATAATTCCAGTAATTGTCGTTATTATTATTTGCGGGCGCGTTGGCATCGAAATGG